CTCCCGCCCCAACGCCAGAACCCCCAGCTCCTACGCCGCCTGCGCCGCCTACGACTGTATTGCCGCCAGAGGTTGATGAGCCATTAACGACTGTTGAAGACATTTCAACTCAGACATTTACAGAAACTCCAGACCTTTATGTAGGCGACACAACTGGTGCGCCTTCTGTTGGCACGGCTGCTGGTGGTGTTGCTGAGTATGAGGCAGCCAAGCCGACATCGGTTGGTGAAGCTGAAGATGAAGCTTTGGATCTGATGAAGAAGGGCCGCCGAGCAACGATCCTAACAAAGCCGGGCGGTTTGCTTGGCACTGGCGAGGAAGAGGGTAAAACCCGCCGCCGCCGTTCATTGATTGGTGGATGATATGCTGATTGAGAAAAAGAAACTGACGAACATAGCTGGAATTATGGGCGGCAACGCTGCCCAACCTGCCGCGATGCTGGGGCAGGCGACAGTTGATCCATTAGAGCGTGCGCAGCAGAAAATGGCGGGACGGACGCAGGGCGGTGCCTTGGGTGGTGTTCGGGACAAAAAGGTGCGCCCTAAGCGCACGTTAATGACTAATTATGGGATAGGCTGATGGTACAAGTTAATCCGCTCGTTGCGCGTTTGGACAAGAGATATAAGACGTTGCAATCGCAGCGGTCTAACTGGGAAAAGCATTGGCAAGAGCTGGCAGACTTTATGCTGCCGCGCAAGGCTGACATTACTAAGAAGCGGACGCAGGGCGACAAGCGCACTGAGCTGATTTATGACGGCACGGCGATCCACGCTGTTGAGCTGTTGGCATCTAGCCTGCATGGCATGCTGACATCGCCAAGCACGCCTTGGTTTTCAATGCGGTATCGTGATCCTGGCTTGCAGCGTGATGATGCTGCGAATGAGTGGTTAGAGCTGTGCATGGATCAGATGTACCAGCATTTTAATCGTTCTAACTTCCAGCAAGAAATCCATGAGCTGTATTATGACTTGGTGGTGTTTGGCACTGGTGCGTTTTATGTTTCTGCTGAGGCAGATGGCCTGCGGTTTGCGTGTCGTCACATTGCAGAGATTTGCATCAGCGAAGATCCTGATGGGCGTGTTGATACAGTGTACCGCAAGTTTAAGCTGTCTGCGCGTGCAATTGCGATGCAGTTCCCAGGGGCGACATTGCCAAAGACTGTGGCAAAAGACTTAGAAGATGATCCCTACAAGGAGCATGAGGTTATTCATGCAGTATTCCCTCGGGGCGAGGCGAAAGGCAGGTTGGCAAAGCAGAAGCCTGTTGCGTCTGTTTATTACTTAGCTGACAACCGAGAGCTGCTGTCAGAAGGCGGCTTTGATGAGTTTCCGTTTATGTGTCCGCGATTTGTTAAAGACAGTGTTTCGATGTACGGACGCAGCCCTGCGATGACAGCGCTGCCTGACGTTAAGATGTTGAACAAGATGTCTGAGACAACAATCAAGGCGGCACAGAAGCAGATTGACCCGCCATTGATGGTGCCTGATGATGGATTTATGATGCCAGTGCGTACAACGCCTGGCGCATTAAACTTTTACCGCTCTGGCACAAGGGATCGTTTGGAGCCATTAAATATTGGCGCAAACAATCCCTTGGGCTTGAATATGGAAGAGCAACGCCGCAATGCTATTCGGCAGGCGTTTTATGTTGACCAGTTGTTGTTAGGCGAAGGAGCCAACATGACTGCGACAGAAGTATTGCAGAGGAACGAAGAAAAGATGCGGCTGCTTGGGCCTGTCCTTGGTCGCCTTCAAGCAGAACTGCTCCAACCGCTTATTTCTCGCTCCTTTGCATTGCTCCTTCGGGCGGGCCTTCTCCCAGCACCGCCCGAGGAGCTTCAAGGTCAAGACATTGACATAGAGTATGTTTCACCTCTTGCCAAGGCTCAGAAGCTGACAGACTTGCAGGCAATGCTGCGTGGGTTTGAGATTTTGTTGCAAGTTAGCCAAGTTGCTCCTGTCACGGATTATTTGGATGGCGATGCGATGGTGCAGTATTTGGTTGAGACTGCTGGCCTGCCAGCGCGTGTGATACGCGGCACGGCAGAGGTAGAAGAAGTGCGCCGTCAGCAGGCAGAGCAGGCAGCGATGCAGCAGCAGATGCAGCAAGAGATGATGGCGGCTGAGGCTGGTGGCAAGATTGCCCCGCTAATTAAGGCTGCACAAGAATGAAGAAAGTTGAAGAGTTAAAACTAGCCTATCGGCGCACGTTCAATACGGATGACGGTGCGCAAGTATTGAGTGATCTCAAAACCCGGTTTGGGTTTGAGGCAACCACGTTTTCTGGCGATCCTTATGAAACTGCATTTAATGAAGGACAACGCGCGGCTGTGCTGCTGATCGTCAGAATGTTGTCCGAAGAGAAGGATAAAGTATGAGCGAAGAGGCAATCCAAGATAGTGGATCTCAAGAGGCTGTTGCAGCGGAAGCGGCACCAGTTAGCTTTTTAGATAGTTTACCAGAAGATTTGCGCAATGAGCCAAGCTTGCGCACGTTTACTGATCCGGGAGCATTGGCAAAGAGTTATGTAAATGCCCAGCGCATGATTGGCGCTGACAAAGTTGCCAAGCCGGGGCAGAGCTGGACTGACGATCAGTACAATGATTGGTATGCGGCAGTGGGCCGCCCAGACAGCGCAGATGCTTACGAGTTTGATGTGTCAGGAATTATGTCTGACGAGGAGGCTGCAAACTTTCGCAACACAGTGTTTGAGGCTGGATTGCAGCCGCGACAGGTTGCAAAGCTAGAACAGTTTATTAATAACCTATCAGAAAGCGCTCAGGCAGCCACGCAGACGCGCACAGAAGAGGCTGTGTTTGCGGCAGAGCAAGAATTGCGGCAAGAGTTCGGTCAGGCGTTTGAGCAGCGTATGGGGCTTGCACAGAGCGCTGCGCGGACATTGTTGGGCAACGAGGGCATGGAAATGTTTGAGAATGTTCAGCTGTCTGATGGGCGCATGCTTGGCGATCACCCTGACGTTGTTCGTATGTTTGCGCGGCTTGCAGAGCAGATTGGCGAAGACAATTTGGTGGGTGAACCAACTGAGCTAATTATGACACCAGAAGAGGCATCACGCCAAGTTGCAGAGATGACTAGACGAGATGGCCCTTATTTTGATAAGATGCATCCAGAACATGACACTTACGTTGCAGAAGTTCTGCGACTTAGGGAGTATATGTAGCGGATAACCGAAAGGCCCGCGTGTAAACTTGTAAGCCAAGTGGAGTAGCTGCCCTAAGCAGTAGCACGGCCCCGCAAGGGACAACCAAGCGCAGCAAATCGTAAACTGAAACTGTAAGGGGATGACATAATGTCTACTCAAATCACTACAGCTTTTGTCAATCAGTTTTCCTCAAACGTCCAGATGCTATCACAGCAGATGGGTTCTCTGTTGCGTGCAGCGGTAGATACGGAAACTGTCAATGGCGAGAAAGCTTTCTTTGACCAAGTAGGATCAGCGGCTGCTGTTCTACGCACATCACGCCACGCGGACACACCTATTGTGGACACACCACACTCACGCCGCATGGTTACTATGTCTGACTACGAGTACGCAGACTTGATTGACGATCAAGACAAAGTGCGTTTGCTTGTTGATCCGACTTCAACCTACAGCCGTGCTGCTGCTGCTGCTATGGGTCGCGCAATGGATGATGTCATCATTGCTGCTGCTCTAGGTACAGCGTACACAGGTAAAGAGGGTTCAACATCAACAGCGCTACCATCAGATCAGAAAATTGCAGTTGCATCATCTGGTTTGACAATTGCGAAGTTGGTTGAGGCAAAGCAAATCTTGGACGAGGGCAACGTTGATCCGTCAATCGCTCGTCACATCGTTTGTGCGCCAAAGCAAATCTCTGATCTGTTGAACAACACGACTGTAACATCAAGCGACTACAACACCGTCAAGGCGTTGGCGATGGGTGAAATCAACACATTCGTCGGCTTCCAATTCCATGTAAGCAACCGTCTAACAACAGACGGATCAGGTGACCGCCAGGTTATCGCGTTTGCTGGTGACGGCATCAAGCTTGCAGTTGGCAAAGAGCCAGCGGCACGCATTGATGAACGTGCTGACAAGTCATACGCAACGCAAGTTTACTACTGTCAATCAGTAGGTGCGACACGTATGGAAGAAGCCAAAGTCGTTGAAATCGCGTGCAGCGAATCATAAGGAGACTGACAAATGGCTACTGTATATTCAGCACAACGCACAAACTCACGCGCAACCCCAGCCGTGATGAACAAAGCAAATGAGCTTGGCGGTCGTATCCGCGTGGCTCATGGCACATACGAAGCATCTGCACTAGCGTCTGGTGACGTTATCGAGATGTTTGTCTTGCCTGATGGCGCTCGTTTGTTGACAGGTACTCTTGCGCATGACGCGCTAGGTGCATCAACAACATTGTCTGTAGGTTATGCGGCACACACAAACGCGGCGGGTACAGCAGTATCTGCGTCAGCAGCAGCATACAAAGCAGCGGCAGCGTCAACATCTGCGGCAAAGAACGACATTCTTGCTACTCTAGCTCTAGGCTCAGGCTCAGAGACAGACACAAACGAGGATGGCGTGGCAATCACAGTAACAATGGGCGGTGCTGCTGGCACTGGTACTATTGAACTGACGATCATGTATGTGGTTGACTAATTAGGGCGGGGCGGTTCGCCGCCCCCTCTTTTACATGGAGAGAGCTGATGACCAGTACGGTTGACATTGCCAACTACGCGCTGAACAGTTTGGGAGCCAATAATATCTCAAGCTTTGATGAAAACAGTAAGCCAGCGCGATTGATCAATCAGCGTTATGATAGCGTGCGCGACAGTGTGTTTCGAGCGCATCCTTGGAACTGCTTGATCCGCAGAACTGAGCTTGCAAAAGAAAGCGAAGCGCCTGCATTTGGTTATGCAAATCAGTACGCACTTCCAACAAATCCATATTGCTTGCGCGTGCTAGAGTTTAGCAACGGCACATTGTCGTATCCGCAGGACAATATGTTTAGTAATACTGGCGGCCCAGTGTTTGTCATTGAGGGTCGTAAGCTGCTTTCTGACGAAGGCATATGCAAAATTAAATATGTTGCTCGGGTGACTGACCCGCAAGAGTATGATGCCAGCTTGATTGACGTTCTGGCTGCCGCTTTGGCGTTTGAGGTTAGCTACGCGATTACAGGATCAAACACGGTTAAGCAGATGATGGCTGCTGAGTATTCTGACAAATTGAAACAAGCAACATTTGTAGACGGAACCGAAGGTGCGCCACAGCGACTAGAGGCCAGCGAGTTTATTGAAGCGAGGTTCTAAATGGCGCGATCTGCACCAGCGATTAGCACATTCACCGCAGGGGAGATCTCACCGCGCCTAGAAGGGCGCGTGACGATTGAAAAGTACCGCGAGGGACTGTCTACCCTAACAAACATGATTGTGCAGCCACACGGCGGCGTGACGCGCCGTCCGGGTACAGAATACCTTGGGGAAGTCAAAGACAGCTCAAGCGTAACCCGGCTTATTCCGTTTGAGTTTAAGACTGCCGACACTTATGCGCTAGAGTTTGGCAATCAGTATATGCGTGTTTTCCGCAATGGATTGCAGGTTTTAGAAGATAGCGAAAAAAATGTCGCTGCAATTTCTCTTGCTGATCCCGGCGTTTTCACAAGCGGTTCGCACGGCCTAAGCGATGGCGATGAGGTTTATTTATACAACGACAGCGGCGACATGACAGAGCTGGCTGCGCGTAATTATCTTGTTGCTAACGTGACATCAAATACATTCACGCTGCAAGACTTGTTCGGCAATGACATTGATACGACAGGTTTTACAGCTTATGGCGGGTCTGGCATTACAGTTGATAAGCTGTATCAAATCAGCACGCCATATACATCTGCGCAGATCAATGATGTACGCTTTGCGCAATCTGCTGACACAATGTACCTTGTGCATCCAAGCCATGCTATTCGCACGCTGTCCAGAACGGATCACAATGCTTGGACAATTGCCACTGCCACAATTACTGGATCTCCGACACCTGCTTTAACAGGAACCGACAATTATCCATCTGTTGTTTCATTCTTTGAGCAGCGGTTGGTCTTTGGAGCTACAAACAACAATCCCCAGACTTTGTGGTTTTCTAAAAGCGCAGACTATTTAAACTTTACAACAGGCACGGCTGATGACAATGCGTTGATCTATACAATCGCATCAAACAAAGTGAATGCAATTCGCTACCTGTCTGCAACGCGGATTTTGAACATTGGCACATCTGGCGGTGAATATGTGTTGACAACCACAAACAGTGGGCCTGTCACGCCTACGTCAACTGTGATCCGCAAGTATTCCAACTATGGCTGCATTGACAGCGAAGTTGTGCAGGTTGCTGACGTTACTTTGTTCGCCCAGCGCGGTGCGCGTAAGGTGCGAGAGTTTCGTTACATCGGTGAGGTTGATGTGGCAGGCTATGCTGCACCTGACATCACGATCCTTGCAGAGCATTTGACTGAAGGCGGCATTCAGGAGTTTGCCTACCAGCAAGAGCCAGAAAGTATTATCTGGGCGCGTAGAACTGACGGCACGCTGCTTGGCCTGACATATCGTCGGGAAGAGGAAATTGTTGCATGGCACAAGCATGTGATTGGTGGTTCATTCAACGGCGGGCAAGCTGTTGTAGAAAGTATCATTACACTGCCAACAGACAGTGGCGAAGACGAGCTGTATATGATTGTTAAGCGTACTATTAATGGTACTACAAAGCGCTACGTTGAAGTAATGAAGACGTTTGATTTTGGTGGCGACACGACTGCTGCATTCTTTGTTGACAGCGGTTTGGTTTACGCAGGGTCAGCGACAACAACGCTATCAGGCTTGTATCACCTAGAAGGTGAAACAATGTCGGTGCTTGCGAATGGTGCAACGCATGCTGACAAGGTTGTTTCTGGCGGTGGCATAGGGTTGGATTTTAGCGCAACAAGCGGAGCTGTGGGATTTGGCTACACAAGCGAAATGCAAACGCTGCGCCTAGAATCTGGATCATCTGACGGCACATCTCAGGGCAAACCAAAACGCATTCACGATATTACTGTGCGCTTCCATGAAACTGTTGGCGCAGAAGTCGGAACAGATAGCGCGAATGCTGACCGCATCTTTTTCCGTGACAGCTCTATGAATATGGACGAAGCTGTGCCATTATTTACAGGAGATAAAGAAATCGAGTTTGCGGGCGGTTTCACTGACGGTGATCGCATCTATGTGCGGCAATCACAGCCACTACCAATGACGGTTCTAGCGTTGTATCCACGCATGAACACGTTTGATTTGTGAGGTGATTAGATGGCACTGTTTGAGATTTTAACATTAGGGGCAACAGTCCTCGGTGGTATTAGCGAGAAAAAAGCTTCTAACAGAGCTGCCGAAGCTGCACGCGAAGTCGGAGAGTTCAATGCTGGCTTGATTGAGCGGGACATTGACCTGCTTGAAAAACAGCGTGAAATCATCAACCGCAATGCCGTCTTACAAGAGCGGGTTGATCGTTTTCGTTTTGCCGAAAGTCAGGGGTCTGTTGTTGCTCAGTACAGCGCGGCTGGCATTGATGTGTCGCACGGTACGCCAATGCGCGTGTTGCGACAAAATGCGCGTGAGTTTGAATATGACCAAGCCATTGCTGACTTTAATAACGCTGTCACCAACATGCAGATCAATGATGCGCAAGAGAACGCGCGATTGAGCGCAGAGCTGTCACGCATGGAAGGCGGTGCGCAGGCTGCTGGATTGAGGGCGCAAGGCACAACAAGTTTGATCCAGAGCTTCGGTTCGGCAGCTCGGTTTGGCTACTCTAGTGGGATGTTTGGCTGATGAGAATACCAATATACAGATCGCAGATGCGCCCAACATCAGAAGCCCCTGGGGCGCGTATTACGGCTAGAAAGAACGCTACGCCATTTGTTCAGGCAGCGTTGGCGAAAGGCGGCGTTGTAACTGAGATTGCAAAGCAGGCTGCTGAGTATAGCAACATGCGTTACAAAATGTTGGTTGAAACGCAAAAGAACGAAGCAATCTTTTCTGCCAAAGAAGCTTTGAACGAATTGTCACGCACGTTGGAAAAGAGCGAAGACATCGGCAACATCTTTGATGGCGAGATGAAGTATGAGGAAGGCGTTAAGGGCGTTTACAATGAGATGCGTGCCAAGGTTGGCAAAAATAGGTACGCGCTAGAAGACTTTGAAAACAGCTTTCGTCAAATGGAAATACCAATCAAGTTCCGCTTGAAAGAGGTTGTTGACATTAAGATTGAAAAGCGCAGGCAGGCTGCGCTGAAGGCGCTAGAGGATCAGCAAGTTAATACGCTGTCCGATCCGTACCTTGATTATACATCTGATGATTTGATCCTGTCGCAAGCTGGATTGCAAAGCATTCACGATCAGGCTGTCGCAACTGGCGGCGTAAACCCACAGATCATGGGCAACGTAAGTGAGCGGGTTTTGTTAAAGGCTGCTAAGAATGTCATGCCTGCCTATGCGGGTCGTGATCTGGATCGGGCTATGCAGTTGCTAGATGTTTATGATCAACTAGACAGAGTTCGAGCTGGTGAGATTGAAGCGTCAGAAATGGCAATTAGTGGAGAAATCCCTAATCACGTTTTGAATATGCTGCAAACTTTGCCACCAGATGAGGCAACAGCAATTCTTGGCGACACCTTAAAAAGCGCGGCTGCGTTCTTTAACGTCCAAGAAAAGATTGATGATGAAGTAATTGAAACGCAAAACCAGCGTAACACGAAGGCTTACAACTTTGCGCTGTCTGTTAATATTGGTGAGGAGGTTCCAGCGTCAACGATGGAAGCAATACTTTCGCCATCTGACTTTGCGAAATTTACAGAAGACTATGGCGAGAACGCAAAAATATCTGGGCTTGAGGCGAAGAACTTTATTGAAGGCGCTCTAAACGGTCAGTTTTGGATGGATAAGACGCAGCAGGAAGCTTTGCGTGCAGAGCTTGATATTACTGGTGAGGTTAAGTTTGCCCCGGCAGGCAAGGGCAGTGAGACTGTATATAGCAAGCTTATGGGCTTGGCAGAAGCTGGTGAGCTAACAGTCACCGAGCTAAACGCAAATTCATCTAGTATTACGGCATCTCAAAACCGTGAGCTAACGCTGAAAATCTTTAACGAGGGTGACGAAGCTCTTAACGAAGCATCTAAAATTATCAAAAGAAGTTTTAGATATAATGAGCTTGATGCTGTCCAGGATAATCCAAAACTAGCAAGAGCATCTAAAACAGCGTTTGAGGCCGCTGATGCTGAGTTGCTTTTGGAATATAGTGAACGGCAGTCTGCGGGCAACCCAATGACACGCTCAGAGTTAAGAGCGCTTGCGTTAGAAAAAGTTGAAAATTTTAAATCAATTTTTGCTGAGGCTTTGCGTGAAGAGTATGAAGCTGACATTGCTCAGTTTTCAGATCCGCATCCCGGTCTATCAATTGACCCCGCCGATCCAATTGGATCAATTGATGCATGGTACAACAGCTTGAGCGAAACAGCTCAAGGAACTAAAAGAAATGCATACGCGGTGATGAAGGCGCGTATTAAAGCTAAGTACGCAAACACAGGACTGTACTAATGGCTGATTTATTAAACGACAACACAGACTTTGAAGTCAGCAAGTATTACGATGCGCAAGAGATGAATGATGCCGGGTTTGATCCAGCAATCATTAAAGACAAGAAAAGCGTGTTTAATCCTGAAAGCGGCATGAATGACATCCTAACGTCCATGCCAAGCGGCGGCTACGTTAAGATTGGCGAGGAAGAGCCAGAGGTCATGGCAGAAGCGCCAGAGCAACCAATGATGCCCGGCGCGTCAGATGTAGCGCCTGCGCAGGCGGCAGCCGAAGAAGCAAAGAGATTGCAGGAGATCCAAGGATCGTACACCTTGGACGATCTGCGGGCTGCTGGGTACACTGATGAGCAAATCAGCGCTGCTGGCCTAGATGTGCAGCCAGAGCCTATGACAGAGCAAGAGATTGCGCAGTATATCTCTGAGGGCGCACCATTAGTTGATGCCGATCCTACGCTGCGCGATCAGGGCGCACAGATTGTTTCAACCTATGTATTTGATGCGGCAGTTGCAGGTTTGCGTGATGAGCTGGCAGAGCAAGGCATGGGGCCAGAAGAGATTGAGCGCACAGTTAAGGCGCGAGAAGGCGAGCTATTCCGCGAGGCTGAAGTTTACTCTAACGCGCTGTTTGGAACAGGCGCGACAGGTTACGAGGTTGGACTTGGCGATTTTCTAACAGCCGGGGCGATGGACATCCAGGAAGGTTATCGGATGTTCAACCAGCAGCGCGGTGAGGGCGGCAGCATGGCAGGCCGAGCAATGGGTGCTGGCATAATGATTGCTGGCATTGCCGAAGCAACAGGCGTTGGGTATGCATTTGGTAAGCTGCTAAAACGTGGCATCAAAGTGCTAGAGCCTGAAATTATTCGCATGGGCGAAGAGGCGCAGGGACGAATTGATGCAGAGGGCGCAACGCTGTTTAGCAACCCGGTAGGGCCAATCGTGGATCGTGGCTTGGCTGCGGCGGGGAGGTTGGTTGCGCCCAAGCTAGAAGATGGATTGCCTGGGCGCATATCTACTCGATTGCCAACAGCTAAAGCTGCAACAGAAGACCCAATGACAGGCGAGCTAATCGTTGGCTTAGAAGAGATGAAGACGGAACCAGCATTGTATGAGTTCAACGTCAACATCACTAAAGATTATCCAAACATGCAGACCGTTGAGGGCGAGAGCGTTGACGAAACTGCCGAGCGTTTTATTGAGCATGTAAAAGACAACTTGCTTTATATCCACGATAAGGTTCCTGCCGACACTAGAGTGCGCAGCCAAAAGTGGTATGACGGTGCAAGAGCGATTACGGATCGTTGGTCAGAAGAGTACGGCGTTCCTGATACATCTATAGCTGGCGCACTGGCAGCATTGTCGCCACAAAAAGATTGGTATCAAAATGTTAGTTTAGCGCAACGTGTTTTAGATGTGGCAATCAAACAAAAAGATTTTATTTTTGCTGATGAAATGGAGCAAACATTTAGATCCTTACCATCACTTAATAAGCCTAAGTATGAACCAATGCTGGAAGCTATTAAGGGTAAATCATACACTGAGATTGTAGATGAAGACCCTGCGGTTCAAGCAACATTAAGAGCATTGTTTGTTCGTCTTTATGACCAGACATACAATAAGCCCGACTATCAGATTGTCGGCCCAGAGGGTGACATGCTTGATTTTGCGACGACAGCATCTGGCGCACGCAAGAAAGCAGCCTGGGGTTCACTAAATGAAATTGGCAAGGCCGTTGCATCTATTGATGTCAATGGTGATGTAAACACAATTTCAAGATTGATGGGTGAGCGACACAAGGTGCGCAATTTCTACAATAACATTTACGATCCAAATTCTCCGTTTGGAGATGTGACAATTGACACTCACGCTGTTGCGGCTGGGCTGTTGCGCCCACTGTCAGGCAATTCATTAGAGGTTGATCACAACTTTAAGAACATGAGCGTGAAGGGCCGAGGCACCACAAAAGGTTCGGCAAAATCTGGCGTATCTGGCAACTATGGCCTTTACGCAGAGGCATATAGACGAGCAGCAGCAGAACGTGGTATCTTACCTCGACAGATGCAGTCAATAACATGGGAAGCTGTGCGCGGTTTGTTTACTGACAAATTCAAGCAAAGCGCAAAAAATGTTGCTGACATTGATGCGATTTGGCAACGATACAAAGACGGTGAGATAGATTTAGATGAAACAAGGAGATTGGTAGATGAACGAGCAGGTGGAATTAACCCCCCAAGCTGGGAGTGATGATGGAGTGTTGGCATTGATGAAGCGTTTCAATCTGCCAATGACCCGAGAGCAATATATTGAACTTGCCTTTCTTGGCGAAGCGCCAGAGCTTGGCGCTGAAGAAGAGGCGGGTTTACCAGAGCAGTTTCAATTGAAGTGATGTAAGTATGGCCATTGATCCAACCCAGCTAGCAGAAGACCAAGAAGCCCGGCAGCGTGCCGACATTGCAGGCGCACCTACTGAGTTTGCCAAAGGGCCAGAGCAGGAAGGTATTCAGGTTGCTGGTGTTGGCGATCTATTCAGCTTGCTGGGCAAGTTAGAGCCAAGGGTTTCCAAGCCAACCCCGCCGTCAGGCGTAGTTGGGACAGCCCCTCGCGTTCCAACGCCACAAGAGCGCGGCCTAATGGAAGCGCCAGAGCTGTATTCTGAAGCAGCCACAAAGCGCGAGTTGGCACCTCAGATACTTAGCCCAGAAGGCGTGCAGACATTTGAAGAGCGTGGTTTAAAAGCCCCGGCGATTGGTGAGGAAGCGCCAGCCGACACTTTGGTTGATGCACAATCTGCCTTGGCTGATGAGGCCGCAGAGGCAGAAGCAAACGCAATTGATGTCAATGAGCAAGCCAAGGCGGCACTGAGAGCTGAGAAGCAGGGCTTTAAGCCAGAGACAGGCGTGGCTGCTGAAGAGGTTGCGGACGAAGTTCTAACGCGCATCAGCACAAAAGATCAAAACATTAAGTCGCTGCAAGATGGTGGCGATTTTAATTTTGACTACATTGACAGCCAAGATGACGTAAAGGCAGTCATCACGGCGATTGGTGATGTTTACGAAGATGAAACAGTTGCACGCAAGCGTGGTAACATTCCAAACGACAAAACAGTCTTTGACGCGCAGCAACTGCTGCTGGATGAGATTGGCTTTACTGGTGAGCTGTTGCAGCGCCAGATCGGCGATGGCGCGCTGACTGCCGCGCAGTTTGTTGCGGCACGCGAATTGTTGGTGCGTAGTGCAACTAAGCTTGAAGACTTAGCAAAGCAAATCAAGAGCGGGCAGGCAGATGCATCTGTGCGCCTAAAGTTTCGCAGGCAGCTTGCGATCCACAGCGGCATTCAATTGCAGCTAAAGGGTGCGCAGACAGAAGCTGCTCGAGCGTTGC